TTACAATCGTCAACTAACTGCTGCCGAACAACAAAACAATTATAATTATTTTGCCGCAAGATATGGTTTGGCGACCATTGGCTTATAACCTACGATAAATACTAAACTATGGCTAAACTCAACTCTGGAACAAGAATTTATGGTAATCTACAAGTAGATACATTTATAACAGCCAGCGGCAATGTTGTTGCTGCTTCCAGTCAGGCATCAACATCAACCACAACAGGTGCTTTAGTAGTTGTTGGCGGAGTTGGCATCGCCGGCGCAACAAACACAGCCAATGTAAATGTTACATATAATCCAACAAGTGCAACTGGCGTAGGTCTCACTATCACAGCCAAAGACACACAAGGCGGTACAGGTTACGCAGACTTCTTGAAAGTAACAAATACTACGTCGGGTGCAACTAATCCAAACAAAACATTCCGTCTTAATTCAACTGGTGCAATTGAGATAATTAACAGTTCTTATACAACCCTTTTATTTTCATTGACAGATAGTGGCAATATTGTTACTAGCGGCATAATTGATACCACTAGTAACACACAAGCAACAAGTGTCACAACTGGCGCACTGCAAGTAACCGGTGGTGCCAGTATAACAACCGGTAACCTATATATTGGCGGCAGTGGCGGCACTGCCATAGTACACACCGGACACATACTACCAAGCAGTAACTTGACAGCAAATTTGGGGTCACCTACGGCTTGGTACAATACGTTTTTTGGTGTTTCAACCCAAGCCAAATACGCCGACTTGGCAGAAAACTATGTGGGTGATACAGAGTATGCACCAGGCACAGTGCTGGTGTTTGGCGGCGCCAAAGAAGTTACTGTGACCAATATGACACATGATACCAGAGTGGCTGGGGTGGTATCTACTAACCCTGCATATCTGATGAATTCTATGAACGGCAATGTGTCAGTGGCCATGACAGGGCGAGTGCCTTGTTGTGTGCAAGGTCCTGTTGAGAAAGGTACAGTATTAGTGTCAAGTCATATTCCGGGTGTGGCTGAAGCTTTGAATAGCAGCATGTACAGACCAGGTTGTGTACTAGGAAAAGCCTTGGAAAAAATAGACAGCACTGATATAAAGACCATTGAAGTGGTCGTGGGAAGATTTTAAATGCAAAAAGTTAAACAGTTATATCGTAAAGATTATGCCGGCGAAGATGTTAATGTAGCTGCAGAATATGTCAATCAATTATGGCATTATGAAACAGAACATGTAGCAAACCCATTTGAAAATTTACCCATGAGCAGCCGCGCAGTGGTTGTGGGCAATGGAGTGACTAGACTGGCATTTGATCTTAAACTATTTTTAGCCTCTAGAGACACTGCTGCATGGGGTGAACGCAGCAACTGGAAACAGTCAATTGCTACCAAACGTTTCAATACCTATGGGTGCAATGCACTATACAGAGATTACCGGCCTGACTTCTTGGTAGCCACCGGTGAAGCCATGATACAAGAGCTGGCTGCAGATGAATATTGTGCCAACAACATTGTGTACGCCAACAAACAAACAGTGACCGACTATCCTGGAAAATTTCATTATGTGCCACAAGATCCGCAGTGGAACTCAGGTTCAGTAGCCACTTACCTGGCAGCATTTGATGGCCACAAAAAAGTTTTCATGATTGGATTTGATGGAGTTGACTCAGCAGATTCGTCGTACACAGTGTACGCTGGTACAAATGCATACCCTGCTGCTCACGATGCAGCGTCTGAAGATTATTGGGAATTGAGCATGGCCGAAGTGTTTAAAACCTACCCCGATACCAGTTTTATTCGAGTGTGCCCCACCAAGAACTTCAGAGTGCCTGAAGCATGGAAGTATTGTTTAAATTATCGTTCTGTGGACTTTAGACAGTTTGTGCTTGAAGCTGATCTATAACCAGTTCAACAGTTTTGATTTTATCAACCACACCTTTAAAGCTAAAAGTGCGCCACACTCCGGGATGCAGTGGACGAGGGTGATCGTTGATGCTGGTCCATGCATACCCTCGATGTTCGTCATTTAATTGTGGTACAAATTCTTGTTTGACTATGATCAGGTAGGTGTGGTACTCAAAGTTCTTGTTTTCGCTGGTAAATTTTTCCAACGGAATAATTTTATCGTAAGCTATAGCGCCAATCTCTTCAACAATTTCTCTTTGCAATGCTTCGCTGGCGCTTTCGCCTGACTCAACACCGCCACCAACTAACCCCCAACTCCCTGCGTGCCGCTTTTGATTGCGTAACAAGAACAAGTATCGGTGAGTTGATTGACTGTATATTAATGCGCCGCAGCCTATATTACAATTGACCAATCGCCACCTCGATAAACACCTTCCACACTCTTGACCCAGTCCGACCCAGTCCATCGATACTGGACGCCTGTGTTGGTGTTGGTAATATATTGTATATCTGATTGTTGTTCGCTGTCAAACACCACTTGCCAAGTGCCGTTGTATTCTATTACATCATTGACCTGGGCAACCAGATCCCCCCACACTTCACTGCCGTACAAGTTGTTGCTGCTGCCAATGTTGTCTGTTATTAGGTATCTGGTGCCGGCTGTGGGGTTCAGTAGTCCACTGTCCACTATCACGTTTGTGGGATTAATAATGGCATCAACTGCAGTTAGTGTGTTTGATGGCATGGTATCTTCGATTGGCTCAAACAACAGTATACTGGGATCCAATCAATTCTGTTCCTGTGGGCAAGGCCAATCTAATTTCACTGGTACCAGTTACCAAGGTACCATATATTTCTATTACAGCTCGCCAGGTCTCAGGTGGTGCAGTTTTTAGCAAGGTACCATCCTCAAGAGCCACTTCATGTTGCTTGAGCAACTTGAGTTGATTTCCTGAATAGTAGACCCCGTAGTTTACAGGAGACACAGTGACTCGGCCAACCAGGTTAGACAGTATGGTATCTTGGTTGAATTCACCTTGCTCATCGTATATGCTGTTGATAATTTTTTGTATGACACCTAGTCGTTTGACCTTGGCAGGACTGCTGATCCAAATTGGCATATCAAAAGTCAAACTGGCAACGTCAATTGATTCCTCTGCGCCAGCCGGAATCACTCTTGATGTCCATAGTAACTCTGTCAGTTGTACAAAAGACAAGCTGGTCCAGTCAATGTAATTGTCTGTGCTTTGTATTTCTAAACTGGGATTAAACAGCACAGCAATTTGTTCAATCAATTGCATTTTCTGTTCGGTGTTGCTGGTCCATATATCCAACTTCATTGTTAGCTTGTACGGAACTGGCATCAGGCGTTCTATGGTATAACTGTCACCTTGGTTGCCTGAATATAAACCAGTGGTGGCATCATACTCTCGCATGCGCAGATTCATCTTGCTTACAAAATTAGGTTCCTGCATACGACTTTGCTCGTAAGTTAGGCCGCTGATGTAGGCAGCCATGGCAGGAACAGCATTCAAGGTATTTTCGCTGTTGCCTTTCAGTATAACCTGAGCTTGTCTACTGGCATCACCGTAATATACAGGCACACGCTGTAGTGTCCTAGTACCGTCACGATCCTTGCCAAACTCAACTTCAAAGTTGCTGACAATTCTGATAAATTGCACCACGAATCTTCGAAGCTGTCCGTCGTAAAAATATTTTTGACTCATTAGTTATCTGCCTGTGGTTTAAGAGCCTGACTCAGGCTCTGACGTACACTAACATTACCAGAATTATTGGTGTAAGTCTCTGTGTTGTTGACAAAACTGCTGCGTAGAGTGGTGTTGTCTGCTCCTGGGGTCAATGTGGTTCTAACATTGTCTTCAATCTTGACCCATCTACGACCATCGTATCTAAACAGTCGATTGGGCAAATAGTCTGTTCGCAGAGCATAATCGCCAACTGATGGAGAATTTGGGAATGCAATACCAGTGGTAACTGGCAAGCCATTTGGTGTTTGTCCTGCGCCAGTTAGGTATCCGTGTACTGTGTCGCCGGGACTGGCAGTGCCAGCAGAAGAATCAATTGTGCCTGAGTCAGCAGTGACATTGCCGCTGTCTGCAGATATCCCTGCTGGGTCTTCTGGATAGCCTTCTGATCCCACTGGCTTGATATAAAGATAACTGTTATCATAGCCCGAATACGGGACGTTGGTTTCTGCTTCTCTGATGATGGCATCATTGATTTCTTGATATTTGCTGATAATGCTGCTCACATTGCCCAAGGTTACGTTGCCGCCTGTGGGATCAAGTTCGTTGTCCACAGTGATTTGATTCAATATGTCTTTGTATTCTTGACTATCAGTCAACGGGTTAATTTTACAACGCCACAGGTGTGGCCACCAACTTGGACTGTACCCTTCGGCTGCATTATTGCAATCACTAATCACGTAGTATCTTTTGAGTGCCACTGGCAAGCTGTTGTCTAATGGGTAATAGTCTTTAAGGTGCATGAGCTCAATAACATCACCGGCCATGAGTTTACGGCCAATTGTTTCAACCATGTCATTGATATGAAACACAATGAACAAGGTGCCAGTTTGCAGAAACATACCAAACTGACTCAGGTCAAATGTGACATCTTGTGTTTGGTAAATGCCCCGCATGGAGTAAATGCTGGTGTCGTATTTTCGGTCACGATTTTCTAAAAACAACAAGTCTTGTATGTTCTGCGCTGAGTCGTTGATATAACTGGGTTTTGCTGCTTCAGTGTAAAACTTGATAACTGCAGCAGAACCAATTGCAACAGTACTGGCAACAGAAAGTTGTACAGTGGTGGCAGTTTTTGCTGCTATCTTGGCGCCACTGGGGATACCAGTACCAACCACGTACATGCCCAATTGCACATCAGCAGTGGATGAAAAGGTCAGTGTTGTACCAGCTGCACCTTGTGCTGCACTGGTTGTTTTCACTGTGTTCTGTTCTGTGGGACCGAGGTACTTGTGTACCAGAATTCCAGTACCACCTAGGGTGAACATTTCACTGGCTCTACGATCAAAAAATTTATAATCGTTGCCGTGTTTCCCATCTTTCCATAAACTTAATCTTGGCACAATTGCATCCTTAGTATCTAGTATTTAGTTTGGGTACAGTTTGACACAAAATAGCCATTTTGCTATAATTATTGTTATGCGCGAATTTGACACTTTAGACGACTGGGCGTTAGTAAATCAACAGCTACGCGGCAATATACGTCCGTTATACAATCAACAACATCGTCGTCAGTTG